AGTATTTGGGTCATTAAACTCATATTGCAGAAGAGGATCACTAACATTAACAAGTACTTGTTTACCGAGTACTAATGTCTCATCTAAAGTTATGTACTTTGAAAGCTGGAAGGTAGATCCATCATGCCTAATTTTTGCAAAAATAGAATCCTCTGAGTAACTAGGTCTATATGTCCTACGGTTAAGAGTGGTCGAAGGAATAGCTATATCAAAAGTTTTATCAAGAATTAAAGTAGTATCGTTGACCACACTTATGACAGTTGCCGCAAAGGGGCTAGCAATTATAGTTCCTCCAGAAGTCCAAGTAGTAACAGTGCTGGACAAAACAGGATTATTTAAAGATTGTGTAGTATGAAGTTCTACAATGTAAGTGTATATTCCGTTACTAAGAGTTTGTGAGATTTTATCTACAAAGTAATAGGTATCATTTAACTCCGTACTTCCTGCACTTCCTCTTATAATTGCTCGTGATCCGTCTAATAGCATTCCTCCGATAGACGATGTAAATCTAACGCGTACATTCGTTTGTGTTTTGTCCACCGCAGTTATAGAGTAAGGCACTAAGTCTTTTGAAGTTCCAAACGTAATAATATCTCTTGGTTTAATATCTGCAATAAAGCTTGTGCTTGTGCCGGTTATTTTGTTTGTGCCCGCTGCAACAGTTACAGAACCAGACACAGCAGTCCAGTTAGAAAGAAGAGGGGTTAAGTGATTTTGTCCGTCCTCAATTTTTCTCCAAAAACCTATACCCTCTAAAGCAAGAGTATCATAGTGTACTAAGTCTAGCTGATTTCCGTCTAGTAGTACATGGTGGTCTACGTTAGGAGTGTTAATAATTCCTGACAAATCAATCGTCTCGGCTTCAGTTATAGATCGACTTCCCCCTAAAGAGTCCCCTAAAGATACAACAGTTGTAGGGTCTACCTCAAAGAGTAGTTCATTTAAATTATTTACACTAAACTTGCTCGTTGATAGTATTCCTTTTGGTATACCCTCTTGAACACGAGTTACATTAGTACTAAAAGGATCTCCTACATAAAATTCTAAGAATCTATATCTCGATACATTACCTTTAGGGGATATAGCTCGTACTTTTACTTGTAGGATACCATCGGGTATTTTTGTAAGTAAAGTATTTGTAGTAGAGGTTTTTATAGGACTAGCAACCCCCTCGATATTGTGGTGCACTTCATATTTTGCTACAAATTTAGAATTAGAGGGCGCATCCCACTCTATTACTAGCTCCTCTCCTGTTTCTGCAGGATTGGAGCTTATTAATACTCTGACATTCTCAGGTGCCGGTATTGCTACTCCCTCTGTAGCCTCTAATACCGAGGACGGAAGTGTACCTAGTTCATAGTCTTTTTCTACTGATAGAAATTTTTCATTATAGAACTCTACAGCAGAAATACTTGCTTCTGTAATACTATCTTGAGTTATAGATAGAATTTTATAGTTTTTAGAGGATCCTTCAACAGTTAGACTATCTACTGTCTTTTTTAAACCCCAGATCGTTCCTACAGCAGGAGATGCATCCAAAGAGCTCGAAGGGACAGTTACTTGATTTGTTGTCCCACTTGCTGTTATACTCTCTAGCGTTTGAACGTAAGTGTAGTCTTTCCACTCTAAAGCTAGTGGAATAGTCATGGCAGAATCTTGAAAAGCGCTTGATGCACGCACTTCGGTATCTATAGCAACTAAAGTAGCAGTGCCATTTTGGTTAATATCTACGTAAGCCTGGGCTACGCGATCTCCAGACTGATAAGTATCTGAACCAATACTTAAAGGGTCAACCCCCGTCCAAAGAGCGGCAGGATCTGTAATTAATATATTTAGATCATAGGTACCTGTTGAGAAGTCAACGTCTCTATCGAAAGTAATTACGGTATTTGAACCTGCTACTGATACTGCTTTTATTCTTCCACTATGATCTAATCCAGTTTTATTTGCGTCTTGAATGCTTATTACATCTCCGGGCTTTACAAAAGAAGAGGCTAAGGCAGTCTTAAAACTTACTATTTCTGTCTGATTCTGAGCTGTCCACAGCTTCCATTTTCCGTACCTAAAAGCCTGAGCCTCTGAAGTAGCTCCAAAAGCAACCGCAGATTCGCTAATAATTCTTCCTGTTCTAGCAATAGACTCTCTATCTTCTATTATTAAGGGAGCAGGCTCGTAGTTAATAGTAGGATCGTTCCAAGTAACTATTACTTGATTTACCTTCGTTCTATTTCCCGTAGTTTGATAATTGAAGGAGCCGTCAATAACATTTGATTTTGAAAAAGAATATATAGGATCTTGTGGAGTGTCCTGAACTGCTGTCAGCTGCCCGTCTTGCCAGTATAAAATACCTAAGAATACGGTAGCCATGTCTTTAAGAACTTTATATACGTCAGTAGCCTTTCCTAAATAAATGTTAGCACGGAATCGAGGCTCTAACCCAATAGCTATTCCAGTTCCTACTATATCCTCTGCTGTTGCTCTGAACACAGTATCTACACTATTTGCCGAAGAGCCTACAGAAGACCAAGTAGTATCTCCAGCGGTTTTAATTTTGTAAAAGTTGCCCACTATTAAAGAAGAAGTAGAATTATGTACAGTACCCGCATCTACAAGTTCATCGCAATATCTAGCCACACGGTATAAAGCGTACTTATCTATATCTCCTGCTTCTATCCACCTACCCGCCCCATAGCGGTTATTTCTTATAATATCATAAAAAACCCAAGCAGGGTTATCTGTGTAGTATAGAGAGTCTCTAAAATTACCGTCCCAAAAACCTTTGTACACAGCTTGACCACTTGGAGAGTATTCACGAGGTGTATAATTAGAAGGAACGGATACAAGCAACCCCTCCGCAAGATAACTTCTTTTTGGAGTATTTTGAAATTGTCGGGAGTTAAATGACAAACTAGCTAACGCTGTATAAGGATACCTAAATTTATCGTTTATTTCAGCCCCTAAAGAACTTATAGAAGCTACGGCAGATAGTTGCCAGTCGTCTTTAACAGTTTCGCCTCCAGAAGTTCCGTCCGCTCTTACAGGTAGGCCTAGGTGCCTAGTTATTCTAATAATCCTAACCTTTAAATCTACAAAAGGTCGGAACTGTTCCAATGTTAAGGAATGGTCAAACTGGGTGGGCGCTGAAGTATCTGAGTGATGCGTTACATAGGCACCTTTATTTGGGAAACAATCTTTCCACTCTCCAAAGCCCGTGCCGTCTTTCTTTAAGGCTATTTGCATTACATAAAAAGCATACGCTCTTTCTTTTTTACCAGAAGTTAAGCTTGTGGCTTGCAGTGCATTATACCGTATAGACCAAGAAAGTTCATCTACTTCTTGGACTGTGGCCGCATTTAGCCCAAAAGCATTAGAGCTTAATATAGTTGCAGTATCATTAAAGTCAGACGAATCTGTTGGCATTCCATTAGCATCTATAGGAGCAACTCCTGTAGTATTTGTGTTTGTATCGGGATTAATGAGCTTTAGTTGAGGAAGATTTATTGAGCCAACAACTCCATTAATAGATACACTTCCTCCAACTCCTCCAATTGTCGTAAGAGGGTCTTGCGTTGCAGTTCCTGTACGTAGCCTAACATTTAATTTATCTATTTTTTGAGCAATATTACCTCTTCCTATAGTATTTGCATCATCAATTTCTTCTTGCGTTGGTTGCTTACTAATTCCAAAGTTATATGTGCCGGCTGCAGGAGCATTACTTGCTTCTACAGTTACGATCCCTTGTGCAGGATCTATAGAGACAATGGGAATAAATCGATATATACGCAGAGTGTAAGTTCCTCCAGCCTCCATCCCCTCTCCGTTACCCTCTTTGAACGTAAGAGAAATAGTTGAAGTAGTAAGATAAGAAGTTCTTCCTATAAACTGCTCTCCCTCTCTATAAATATCTGCACGAGTATTAACTTCTCGGGCGGAGCTATCCCACTCACTTCCTTCACTATTTGTAGTAAAAGGAGTACCACTGGTTGCAGTAAGAGTGTAAGTCTTACCCTGTGCAGTTGTTTGAGAGGGCGTACTACTTACTGTTACTTCCTGTGTAAGGTAGGTTAAAATCAGTAGACGAGGAGCTTCTGCATTATTTTCAAGGTCTGCTGGGATAGTAGTATTTGAGTCGACACTTCCTGTTACATCTGAGCCTCCCGAAAAGGTTATAGTTCCTACGGGGTCTGCGGAGGAGGGAGTATACTGCAGAGGAATAAAAGAACGAAATTCATCATACTCAGCTGGAATATCGTTTAAGAATACTCCAGCTTCTCCGCCTACTAGTCCTTTGATAGGGCCTTCCGAGATAGCGTCAACAATATTTACATTTTGAACTGAGTCTCCTCCTTCTTGGGAGGCAACTGCTATTGCTTCTTCTACTCGTACATTAAAACCGCTTTCCATTTATATCTCCTCAGTCATGATTTCTTGTAATTAGTAAATCAGATTCTTTATTCGCAGCACCGCCGCCACCGCCACCGCCAGGAGGGGTAGTAGGATTACCGTTAGTATCCTGCTCTCCTGGAGGAGGTAAGTACTCAAATTCTTGTTCTCGTGTAGGTAAATCTGTATCATCAGAAGGGGGTGTAACACCTCCGTAGCTTCTATCATTTCTAATTGTTTGATACTGATTCTTTACTTCAAAACTTATAGGTCTCCCAGGCACTCGTAGTTTTCCATATAAAATAGGTATAGGGTCTCCCTCTAAGATTGTCTGTCCGCTACCTTGAAATAAGTAAGCATCATCTTGTTCTGCTCCATCGGTAGAAGGATCTGGTGCCATAATTTGCATAACACCTGCTAGTGCTAAGTTTACACCTATTCCCAAAACAGTCAATTGTGCAAAAGCTGCGAAGGTATTGCCCCCTATAAGGCCGGCGCTAGCACCGAATGCCATAGGAGCAAACCATGCGGCAGCAACTAATGCAATACCAATAATAATTTTCATGCCTGCACTCTTCGCTCCTACGGGTTGAGGAGAGATATAAAAAGATCCTTCAGGAAAAGCAAGAGATAGTTCTAGTTCGCTCTCTATAGGAGAACCTCCAACTTCACAAAGAAACCCAATATTTCTCTCATGACAGTCTAATAAATGACTTCGAACGCCCGGGTAGTTTGCGCCTAAGCAACGAAAAACTTCCCCGATAGAATCAACATTCATAGTTAATTCCTTACCGTACCTATCTCCTAGCTCTCCGTCTAAATAAACTTTACGATTCATGTCTGTATATTCCTACTAAATGCTGTCCCCAGAAAGGAAATAATGACTCTCTGCAAGAAAGTCTATGTACTGCGTGATGAAAAAATATATCATTGTCTAGATATACTCCACAATGATTTGGAACGCCTGCTCCTATCTGAAAAATAAGTACATCATTTTTTTGAGGCACTGTTACAGGTACGTGATTCCATTCTTTAATTATTTCTTCTGTAAAATAGTTTAAGTCTTTTTCCCACCAATCATCTTCAAAAGCAGCTCTTACAGGAATAAAGATATTTTCAGAAGCTAACCAGTCTCTCATTGCTTCAAAACAATCTTGCACTCCAAACTTATAATCTCTACCGATAAGAGGCGAAAAGTTTTTCTCAGGCTCTACTATATTTAAGTCCATTTCTGGATAACTAAATATGTAGTAAGGCACTCCTAAAGCATTACAACTATCTATATCCGCTTGGCTTGGCTCATTAGAGAAATCTATATGATTATGTACTACCGCAAATATATCTGCTTGTTGTTTAATCCTGAACCAATCTTTTGAGTCTAGAACAAAACTTTCTTCGGTTTCCGAAACATTATTACAAGCAAACCACTTTTTCTTACCCTTTACTATGCCTATAACGCCGCACCCTTCTTTCGGGTACTCTTTCTCAAAATGCTCTCTTATTTCTTCTATCACTTATAAGTCCTTGCTCCAGGAAATCCGCCAAACGGGAGGGGAACTGCACTATTTAAATTAGTGTCGTTTGAGTTGCCTTGATACCTTATTTTACAAGAAGATAGTCTTTTCCCACAC